ATCTAAAACTACTGGGTACTCGCCTTCGGGCAAGTCTCCATACTCGCTCGAAAAAGTTTCATCGGGATCAAAGAATGCATCTCTAGGCATGGGCCCTCTCTCGTTTCTTGAATTGATTTAAATGTTTGGAAAACTCCTCGTAGTCCATCTTCAATGGATCCGGGAGTCCCAGGCGGTTCTTTGCCAGGTGAGTGGGCTGATCTACCGATCTCAAAACCCTGTCTCCTCCATGAGCTAGGTTTCGCGTAGCACCGAACTTGCCTGCTTCCTGGGTTGTATAGACATCCCAGGTCGCGAATAAACAGGCATCTGACCACTGAAATAACTTTGCGGCTGACTTGTAATGAAGCTGGATGCCCCAGCGGTTGTAGGACTTCTCTCCAGGGTTCTCCACCTGGAGTATTGCCGCATGGGCAATGAGGATTACATCCATCTTCTTAGCATCCCTGATCTTGTCGAGCTTCGAGATGATCTGCTCGATGAAGTTCAAGGCTGCAACGTAGCCTTTCCCCCACTCAAGCTCTGCAATATTGTCAACCGACTTCGTCTTGCAGACATGACGGTGAATGATTCTCTCCAGCCAGTCGATCGAATCGATCACTAGCGTTTTATAATCATGCTTCTCCTCGTAGATAAGCTTCAGGGTATCGATGAACCCCATGTAGTCGCTCTCATTAAGCGGAATCGACTCTGCATCGATTCCTCCCAGACCTCCCTCGATGTCGAGAAAGATCGGCTTTTCAGCCTTGGAAGCCCAGGTGCTTTTTCCTATCCCTCCGAGACCGTAAAGCACGATCCTCGCGGTATCGGCTTCAGGTCATAAATCCTCTCTCAATTTATGGTTTGATCCATTCGCGGTTCCCATTAGGGTATTTGATCAATATGTGACCCTTTTTCCGACCCTCCTGAGAACCCTTCTTCCCTTTATTCCAAGGCACATCACCCTTTTTAAAATAATTCTGCTCCTTTCCTTTCTGTTGTGGATAACGAATTCCGGTCTTTAAAATTATCTCTGTTTTGAAGCACCCGCATGATTTTACTTTTCCACAAATTACGGGAGATTTGCGTATCACTTTTTCGTTCCCGCATTCACAACGGAACCAATAATAAGACGCAAAATATTGATCCGAATGAGAAAATCTAATTGCTGTTAGTCTTGTCCCTTCTATTTTTTTATTGAGTTCCATTCTTCTTGTTGAGCAGCTGCTCTGTGTACCTGTTAATCTCATCAATCTCTTTCTGGGAAAGGCCCTTGCCCTTCTCAGCCTTCCTGATCCACTGCGGGACCGAATCGATGATCCGGTTCTGGGTCTCCAGGACCATCAGGACGGTGCGTCCGAACAGCTCCATCCTCTCCATTACTTTCCTGTTGACCTCAGTCTGCATTTCAAGGGCATCCCGGAAGCTCTCGATGATTACCTTCATGTCATTAGCTTGCATAACTCACCTGACTCATAACAGATTCCAGATTTGATCCGTGATCGGCATGGCACTGCTCCCAGAACCCGCAGTTTTTCTCCGAGCAGTAGCGTGATCCACGGTTCAAGGGATACCATCTCGCTTGAATCGCATGCTCATGCTCCCGGTAGGCTTCTATTGCCAGGTGGAGATCATCCGCTGTCAGATTCACAGGCATGCGAATCCAGTAAGGCTTCTTTGTTTTGACCAAGATCATCAGCTCGGCCTGGGGAATGTTCTTGAGCCCCTTCTGCCACATCAGGCCCATGGCGTAAGTCGCAAGCTGCTGACGGTAGCCGTGCGAAGGCTTCGATGGCTTCTGACCCGCAGTCTTTGCATCGAAGATGAGCCACTCCTCACCCTCCTTCTGGAAGGCAGGAAGCTCCCGCTTGGCAATCAGATCCGGGTAGCCGATGATCGGCAACGAAAGCCCGTGGATCTTGATATTGATCTTGGGCTGGATCGTCACCGGCTCATAGTTGATGAACTCCTCGAACTGACCGAAGAGATCCTGATCGATGATTCTAAAAGATAGATCCTTAATCGAATCCCACTCCTCCGGTTTCAACTCCTGCTCAAATAAGGACTTCTCATCAGCAACGTACTTCGACATGACGTTCTCTGGAGCAACCCTCGGCATGTTGACGTTCATGTAGTTCGAGTGGATCGCATTCACCGCAGCATCCACCATCCCTCCTGCAATGAAAGACTCCTTCGTCTTTTCATGCATCTGATCGATGTACTTGTATTTGAACTGCTGACCGCAGTCCACGCGCTTAGAAAGTGCGCTGTTAGAGTAGTGTTTCATAGCTTCTTAATGTGCCCGCCAGCGGAGAGGTAGCTCTGCATTGCCTCTTCAATCTCCTCCCTGGAAATCTCCCCGGCTGAACGGGCGTAAGATTTAATCCGGTCTCGCTCCATGTAATCCCTCATCGTTGGCCCTCTAGTTTCAACACTTCGGTTGTGGTTCCAGACATCTCTTCTTGGCAACGCGAGGAGCAAAGCCAGGTTGTCAACATAGTCCCTTGGAATCGGTCTGGCTCCTCGCATCCATGAACTTAAAGACGATCTTGGAACACCAAGGCTCTTCGCCAGAGTCTCATGCAATAGACCAAGCTTATCCGCTCTGGCCTGCAGGATGGTCACGCTCAAGTTCCTCCCTGGAAAATAGAAGCGTGTTTCGTGATTTGTAAACTGGTTCAAGGATTTTTTCCTTAACCCGTCTCCTTACTTGATCTACAGAGATACCAAGAAGCTTCGCTGCTTCAGTAGAATCTAAAAGATTTTCTTTAAGCCGACTTCCCATAGACTGATAAACTGTCGAATAGTTAAACTGTAGAAAACATGAAACCACACCTCTAAACAGATGTCAACAATATTTTTTGGGAGGAGAACTCTCAGGAAGAGAGAATGAAGAAAAAGAAGAGGAAACTTAAATCAATACGTCCACACCCACGGCCTTTTCCCTGGTTTTGATTCTACAGATGTCAGGTTGTCTACATGCAAAAAGCGTGATTTATACTCACCCTTCTGCTGCCAGCCGAATCCCGTCATCCCAAGCTCCTTCGCAATCTTGGCAACAATCGTTGCATCGTCTCCATACAATCGCAGATCCGCTGCCTTACCGTGTGTGTGTGGACCCGTTCTTCCAGTCGATGAGATTTTATCATTGTAGCTAGGATCACGATAGCCGCTGTTTACCCAGATGGGCCTGCCATACTCTAGTCTGATCTGTTCGAGCAATTCCATGAAAACCTCATCCATGTTGCAAAGGCCCGTTCCCTTGCACTTCAGTTCATCCTGAGTGAAATGAGGTGTCAGATATCTACTCGCCATAAACGCTCCATAAAGCAAAACAGGTTGTACAAAGAACTCACGCCTTGTCAGGCTTCTCGGGAAGCAGCCGCTGCTTAACCAGGCGAACCACCTCGTCATCCAATTTATTGGAGGATCTCTGAACAAGGTACTCTAGAACGGCAATTACAATCTTTATGATCGTCTCATCTTTAAATAAAGTAACGACTTTCGCGATCATAGCCTCTTGCCCAGCTCAAGAGCTGCCGTTTTGATGATGTCCTGGACATCCACATTATCTCCAATCTGCTTTTTCATTGCCTGTTTCACCTGATCGCCTGTCAGGTTGTTGTCCTTTGATTTAACCAGTTCCCAGAATGCGCTTATCATAAAATTAATTGCTATAGGATGCATATTCTCCTCTCGTATATAACGAAGTTCAGGCCACACTGAGATTAAAAATCCAGTCTCGCCATTTCTACCTTGTCCTGCAGATCATCCAGCTGATACATGACTAATTTCATGTCTCCCTGAAGTTCAGAGACACTCATCATCAACCAGGCAAGGCAACTGATAACAACCGCTGCAAATAAACCACTTAAACCCGCGATTAGTTTCTTCTCCATATCATTCAGCCTTCTTGATTTTTGCGTCCATTTGCTTCAGCTTGGCCGTGCAAACGTCAACTACGAAATCAATGATCACTGGTAAAAGGTCACGGAAACTAAGCGCGATTAGAAATGCAATAATGTATTCAAATTCCCGGTAATCCTCTAAATAAGAAACCTGAAATATGTAATAAACGAAGAGCATCCCGCTAGCCATGTATACAATATTCCTGCAGAAATTCGCCCATCGTGTTTTACTTGAGTTAAAAAATACGAGAAGGGAATAAGCTATAACAAACACACACATTAAAACGAAATTAAGGTTGCTGTAAATCCAGCTTAGACCGTTCAGTTCTTCGTCCATTATCTTTTAGGATGTGCTCCACCATGAGTGCGATAGTCAATATCATGTTGCAGCCCTTTTGTCTCTATCTTACAGGCAATTTCTTTATATTTTACCAGTGCCTCTTCACACTCGGATTGCAATATGAGTTGTAAAGTTTCCTCATAGTTGTCATTGGTGTCATCCATTTCGTGATCAACTATTTGATATAATTTCTCTGCTCTCTCAACTATTATCCGTTCAACATGATCACTAAATCCTAGTACAACATAAGATAAATAAACGATTACTATTACCAATACCCAGACCACTTTACTGACTGGTACAGCTAAGACAGGTTCATTGTTTACTTTCTCAGCCACTAATATCTCCTACGTCTTGATTCAGCCTCCCTTATACCAGCCTCTTTAGCTACACTCTTATCTACATCTGCTACATCTCCACTTATTCCGTCCAGTTTCGTTTCAATTTTAATAGCAAATATATCGAGCGTGTCCTTGTGTTGTTTAGTCATAACCTTAATCGTATTCATTTGATTAAGTACAATGTATGACATGATTCCTAGCATCAATCCTGTAATGCCATGTGTTTCCAAAATGCCAATAAGCGAGTCAATCATTTCTTAACTTTTTCAACCTCTTTTTCGTTGCTCTCAGTCGAAAACCAGTAGCTGCTCGACTTGCCAAAATTAAGCATTAAGGCACCCAAAACAACGCTGAGTGAATTCATTAGTCCTTCCTCGATTACACCACCTCCGAATATCAAATAAATAACATATCCAATCAGAATTACTTCACCAATTGTGAGAATAAAACGAGCTAACCAGCGGTAGAAAATGATGTTCACGCCTTCTTAGACTCTGCAACTTTCAGATCAGGTTTTGTTGCCTCTTCCGATTTCTCCAAGATTGCCTGACGGTATCCTCGGGCCATTGCTCTCTGTTCGACCAACAAAGGGATCTGTTGGTCAAGCTTGGCAATAACGGCTTCTATTTCTTCCAGGGTCTTCACGGTGTGATTTTCCCTAAATGCGCTTCATAAGCGGCTTTAACCTCATCAGTCCAGAGTGGTACAAGCTCATCGATTTTTGCCTGTTCTGAAGCAGGCAGTGCCTGATACTCCGCACGATCTGATGGTGTTTCAGTGGGATTCAATCCAAACGCCAGTTCGGATTCGGCTATGACCTTATCATCCTCGATGATTTGTTTTTTCCCGATGATCTGCAGGGTTTTATGCCTCTGAACGCTGATGTGTCGGATCAGCTGTGTTTTTGTGATTGCCATTTCTTAATCCTTTTTAAATAGATTCGACTTGATACGAAAACGATGCCGTGATGCCACTGGCATTACTGTTCGTCCATCCATTGTTGTTGTTACCCAATGCAAAAATAGCAATAGTGCCACCATTTGTCGCATATCCCCGCACATCACCAGATCCTCCACCATATGAGAGGACTGAATTATTATTTACAACATACATAATATTTGCGATTGCATAATATCCAGTGTCAGACGAAACAGTGTAGGGTAGATTGGTAACAGTGCGGTAAACCTCAGAACCAGTTCCGTACAAATCAACAAAAACATCTACCCAATACCCTATCCGTTTATACCAACCCCGTTCAGAGGAGAGTGATGTAATCCCCGTACATGCTGGGGTGAATGCAATCCAATCAGATGTACTAATAGCGGTCTCTCCAATAACTCCTGACCTCGTACCTGAAACTCCGATTATTCCTGACATTCTATCCTCCTATGTCCAGTCTTGGTCGATGTAAGAAACATACCAATCCACATTCCCAGCGGAATTATATGCTTCTAGGTGATCAGTTTCCTGCAACACGAGTCTATCATTCCAAACAAACGTGCCATTAGCAGGTAGCGGCCCACTTTGTACCAGTTGAATGTCCTGACCACTACCATCGATAACCACTCGTAGGTTTATATTTTCAGCCGCACCGCCCTGATCATTTGCAACCACAGAAATAACTGTGTACAGATGACTAGCAACTCCATTTATTAATACCGCCCACGCATCACTATTTGCGTGAATGTAAAATCTTTTAACAATCTCACTCCCGCTTCCGGTTGGAATTGTCATTTTAAACTCCGGTTAGTATCCTAGTATTAAAGATTGATAACGCTGAGAAAAACCCCCTTTCTCGTAGATTTTCCCAGCTGTTCCTGTATAGATTGATCCGTTGCCTGCAGTCACGTTACCGCTTGCATCGATCTGCAGATCATTCGCTGCTTCAAACGCATTGTCTGTATTGATCGCAAAGACATCCCCGGAATCATCAATACCAATAACTGTCTTCAATGTTGTATGGCCGAATGTGATCGTTCTGTCAGTTCCATCTGCATCGGGTCCTATCGACAGTCCGAGCAATTCCGGACTATCACCTGTTCCGACCCCAATAGAAGTTCGGAGCGTTCCTCCACTTTCAGCTACTGGATCAGTAGATCCATTACCAACAATCATCTGCCCGTCAGATAAAACCCCCATAGGTGTAATTGCACCTGTGCCAGATCCAAGAAGGACTCCACCATCAGTTAATGATGAAGCACCTGTTCCACCATCAGCAACTGCTACATCTGTACCTCCTGCACGATAAATCCTATTTCCCTCGATATTAACTTCACCAGCACTAGCTCTGGAA